TGGTGTGAAACATGTTATTGAAGATAGTATTGAAGGTTGGGCAGATGCTCTGGGTATTCTTTTGTCTTCTTATTTTGATCGACCTTCTGACGCATCTTTTGCTAGATTTACCAATCAACATGTAGTATTTGATTATTCAGAAATTAGAGAGAAAGGTTCTCCTCTGAGTTCTGGCGTTGGAAAAGCGCCAGGTTACGAACCTCTGGCAAATGGTCTCGAAAAAATTAGAGCTTTACTAGATAGGTGCGTTGCCAATGGACAAGAAAAATTACGACCCATTGATGCTTATGATATTGTTATGCATAGTAGTGATGCTGTATTGTCAGGTGGTGTTCGTCGCTCCGCTTCACTAGCATTATTTAGTCCAGACGATGAAGAGATGGCAAAAGCCAAAACCGGAAATTGGTTTGTAGACAATCCACAAAGAGCACGCAGTAACAACTCGGCACTTCTTCTCAAAAATGAGACTACTTATGAGCAGTTTGCCGCTCTTATGGAAAGCGTTAAAGAGTTTGGAGAGCCAGGATTTATCTGGAGTGAGTCAAAGGACATGATTTTTAATCCATGCGTAGAAATCGGTATGTGGCCTGTTGATGAAGAATCTGGAAAATCTGGATGGCAGGGATGTAATCTGTCAACTATTAATTGTTCTTCTTTAGCAGACGAAGAAGATTTTTATGAAAGATGCCGTGCCGCTGCTATTATCGGAACATTACAAGCTGGTTTTACTTCCTTGGAATATTTAGGAGAAACAAGTGAAAAAATCTTTCAAAGAGAAGCCCTATTGGGTGTTAGTCTTACAGGAATTATGGAAAAGCCTGATCTTGTGCTTTCAGAAAAGACGCTAAAAAATGGTGCTAAAATTGCCGTAAAAACAAATCAAGAATTAGCACAAAAGATAAAGATTAATCAGGCTGCAAGAGTCACTTGCTTAAAGCCAGAAGGAACATCAAGCTCTATGCTTGGTACGAGTTCCGGCATTCATCCACACCATGCAAAAAGATACATTCGTCATGTACAAGCGAATGTTCTTGAAGCACCATATGAATATTTCAGAAGTTATAACCCACAAGCATGTGAAAGAAGTTCATGGTCTGCAAATGATACTGATGAAGTAATTAAGTTTCCCATTGAAGTACCAGATGGATCTAAACTTAAAAATCAACTTCCTGCGGTTGATATGTTGGCAGTTGTTAAGAATACACAAATCCAATGGGTTAATTCTGGAAAGAATAAAGAACTTTGTACACAACAATTCCTAAGTCATAATGTCAGCAATACTGTAACAGTCAAGCCAGACGAATGGCAGGATGTAACAAAGTTTATTTATAAGAACCGTCAATATTATGCCGGTATCAGCCTTATACCTCAGAGTGGAGATAAGGACTATCCGCAGGCTCCTTTTACTACTGTTTATACTTGCCGAGAGATTGTGAAAGAATACGGCGATGCTTCTCTATGGTGTTCAGGACTCATAGAACTAGCTCTACAAAACTTTAATAAAAATCTATGGGCTGCTTGTGATTATGTTACATTAAATCAATTTAAAGATGGAGACGATGAAAACAAGCTTAGATTTGTTACCAAAATGAAAAACTTTGCTGGAAAATATTTTGAAGGAGATGTTAAAAGATTAACATACTGTATGAAAGATGTTTATAATTGGAAGATTTATTGCGATCTTAAAGACGGTTTCAAAAAAGTCGATTATACACAACTATCTGAGTCAGAGGATAATACCACGGGAATAGAAGAAATTAGTTGTGCTGGTGGTGCTTGCCTAATTTAACTACTATGAAACGAGGTACTATCTTGAGAAAAAAAAGACCATCGAAGGTTCAAAAGCCAAAGTTTATTGATATTACTAAAGATATTATTCCAGAAGTTCATGATATTCATTTTAAAAATAGATTGAAACCTAGAACTGATAATCAAAAATCTTTTATTAGATCAATGATAGAAAATGATGTAGTATTTTGTCAGGGACTAGCTGGTTCTGGTAAAACCCATATAGCTATAGGCATGGCATTAGAATGGTTGCTAGACGACAAAGTAAATAAAATTATCATTACAAGGCCGGTAGTAGAAGCCGGAGAAAGATTAGGTTTCCTACCTGGAACAGCAGAAGAAAAACTGCATCCTTATTTATTGCCTATTTTAGACGAAATTAGTTATTTTATTAGTATGTCAGATTATGTTCGTTTAAAAAATGAAAACAAAATCGAAATAGTACCATTAGCATTAATGAGAGGTCGTAATTTTCATGATGCTTTTATAGTTGCTGATGAATGCCAAAATGCTGGTTATGAACAATTAAAGATGCTTATAACTAGAATTGGCAATGAAAGTAAAATGATTTTAACAGGAGATGTTGGACAATCCGATCTGCCGAGACATCTTCGTGGTGGTTTCTTAGATCTAATTGATATTTTAAACGATGTAGATGGGGTAGGTATTGCATTTTTAGAATCTTGCGATATAATTAGAAATCCCATAATCGGTAGAATACTAGATAAGATCGAACAATATGAAAATAAAACATAAGAGATGCCTTCTGCTAAATGTAGACTACACACCTATTACGTTAATTAGCTGGAAAAGAGCGATTGTTTGGTATTTTAAATATGAAAATAATAGCAATTATGGTATTGATATTTTAGATTTTTATAAGAATGATCATATTTTAGGTGTTGCAAATAAAAAATTTCCTATTCCAGCCATTACAAAAACTAAAAGATATTTTCATGTTCACAATGATAGGGTGGTATTTTCTAGGAAAAATATTTTTATTAGAGACGATTATACATGTCAATATTGCAATAAAAAATTCGAATATAAAGACTTAACGTATGATCATGTGATACCAAAATCAGTATGGCCATATAATACAACATCAACATGCTGGACAAATATAGTTACGGCTTGTGTATCTTGTAATAATAAAAAAGGAAATAGAACGCCTAAGCAAGCAAATATGCCTCTCAGTAAAAATCCCGTAAGACCAGAAAGAAGATTGAGATACTTGCCGATATACGAACATCTGTCTACTATAAATGAAATCCCAGAGGAATGGAAAATCTACCTACCGGAATATTGATATGCCAGAATATACTTATGAATGTAATAATTGTGAGTCTATATTTAGCCTCGTTTGTAGTATCTCAGAATATAAAGAGCACCCTAAATGTGATTGCGGATCTAAAAAAACATGTAGGAGATACGTTGAAGATTGTTTAACGATCAACGGCAATGTAAAAAAATCAGATTCAGAGCTTAAGACTGTTGGAGACTTAGCCAACAGAAATAGAGACAGAATGAGCGAAGATCAAAAGCGTCATCTTTATCATAAGCACAACTCCTATAAGGAACAAGTTTCAGATAAAGCATTACCAAAAGGTATGTCACGAATTAAAAAGCCACCAAAAACAATATGGCCAAACTAACAGGAGAAAAATATGGAAAGAGATATTCGCAAAATCCTAAATCCGACGAAAGAAAAGTCTAGTATAGACACAAAATACTATACGATACTTGGGAATCATGACTATATAGACGAAGAAGATAAACCTAGAACAGAAGAGAACAAAGCCCTTGCTCGCTCTATCACTGTTAACAACAGGACTAGATATTTTATCAAGATTGGGGCGTATGGGAAAATTTTTAATCCAATAGGACTACATAGTGAAGGAAAAGAAAATAAATTTCTATCTAAAATAGGAAGAAAAGAATGGGACTTTAAGGAAGTCAATATGAGAGTATTTGATTTATATTTAAATTTCTTGAAAAGCAGAAATATTGCATGGTTAAATAACGCACAAAGGGAGATGGCATAATGGCAAAGAAAAAGACGACATCTAAAAAAGTTGAATCAACGAAGAAGCAAACAGAATATGCTGTAATGTATTTGCATAATGTAATGAAAATGTCGATTAAAAACATCTCTAAAGAACTACAAATAGATGAAAAAGATGTAGAAAATTTGATTAATGATCCAGCGACTACAAATAAAGCAAAGAGAAAATCAAAATCTCATGACCTTATGATTAGGAAAACTAGTGCTAAGGGTGCAAATAACGTTAGTATAATGACAGAAGCAGCTTCGCAATATAATGACGAAGCTAAGAAAAATCAAACGTCTAATCTAAATCCCAGATGGAAAGATTGTATTCGCATTATTGAAAGATGAATAACAAATATATCTCTAAGTACTCCAATGGTAAGGAAGTCTCTCCTGCTCAATATATCACAGAAATAATATGTGAAAAAAAAGCAAAGAATAATAAGGAAGATTTACATTTCAGGTTTTGGGTAAGCAAGAAATGGTCTACATTCTTTAGGAATCAAATAGGAACGGCGGATCAATTAATTAAGAAGTACCCAGTTAATGCTATTATCAGAGCACTGAAAGATA